ATTAGAGTAATAGTAGCAGGCGCAGAAATATCAGACATACCAGACGTTGAAGCGGTAGGTATCGCAGCGGCGCAGAATGTTTTTGAAGATGTCATATTACCTGACTCTTTAGCGGCTGTCAGATCAGCTCTACAGAGCATGACTGTAGGCGTAGCGCAAAGCTCTGCGATCACATCGTTAGAGCAGGCGCTTAAGAGCTCAACAGGTAGACAGCTCACAGTCGCACGCACTCAGCTGTCTTCATACGGCAGAAGCGTGACAGCAAGCGCGGCGCAAAAATACAAGTTAGACTTATATCTGTATACAGGCCCGATTGATGGGATAACGCGCGACTTTTGCAGACCCTTAGTTAATAAGGTTGTAGACGCTCGACAGATGCGGCGCTTAGACAATGGGCAAGGTTTAGCTGTGCTAACATCCGGCGGCGGTTATAATTGTAGGCACAGTTGGTCGCCAATCACTGAAAGCTTTTTAGAAGCGGCAGGGCTTGACAAGGCAGACGCAGGCGACATCGCAGACGCTAACAAAGGGGGCAAAAGATGATTAAAACGATTACTGGATTAACTCAGGTCTTTGAGTGGATAGCGCCCGGCCCTCTATCTGCAAGCCCTAGCCTTGTTGTCGGTGGCGAGACTGCGACGCTTTCAGCAAGCAGAGCAGATGCTACAGTAACAGCGATCGCCAACGATAGACGCACCTTGACTGTAAACAGCCAAGCGACAGCGCTACAGGCAGACCAGATCAAAGCTTATCTAGTCACAGAAGGCGACTGCATTTATGCTGTCAGTGTCGTACGAATGGTGGGCACGACTGCTATTCTCGCCGAGCCGTTGCCTCGCGAGATCGATCTAAGCTCAAGCGCGCTGCTCGTCTTCGGCATGTGGTCTGCAGACATACCGACAGCAATTACCGATGTGACTGGTTATTATCCTTACACCGTAAGCTATACCCTCGACAGAGGGCAGAATACCGAGCGACGCATTGACAAAGGGCAGCTTAAGGTCACGCCTAGACCATTTGACACAGGCTTGTCGCACGACGACCTTGTAAGCATCTTCCCTCAATTAGCTGATATGATACCTCGCAGGCAGTCGAGCTTTAATCCACAAATCAAAGCTGCACTTGATGAGCTGGTCTTGATCATTAGAGATCACCTCAAAGACGAGCCAGACATCACAGAAGATGAGATTTTTAACGCTCATGCGTTCGCAAACGCACACGCATACTGCACAGCGGCAAGAGTCTATGAGATGATTAATCAGCTCGACACAGCGAACATAATGCGAGAGAGGTGTATGCAGCTGCTTGATGTCGCTTTAAGATCATTAACTCTCGATCTCGATGGCGATGGCGTTATAGATGACAACGAGATAGACATTGCAAAACAGGGCGGCTCTTATCGTGACATGCGAGCCAGTTGGCGCTCTTATAGTAAGACAGAATATGACAAGACTTTTACACCGGCTCGAGGTATGAGGCACTAGGATGCGCGCGAATATACGCCTAAATCTTCCTAACTCGCTTTGGACTGCCAACGACTCTGCAAAGCTAGGCTTAAACACGCTCGCAGCGATTAAGCTACGCACAAGCAAAGGGATTGATGCAGACGGCAATAAGTTTGCAAAATACTCGCGCGCGCCGATTTACATACCTTTTAGAGGGGCACGCCTTAAGCCAAAGGGCGGTCGATTATCTCGCACAGGGCAAAGCGTTTACTATGCCGGAGGTTATGACCAGTATAAGCGAGAGAGTCGACAGCATAGCGAAGACTCGAGCGCGCTTGTTGATCTAGTGCTGTCAGGTGCGCTGATGAATAATCTAGTATTATTAAGCGCAGATGCTCAGAGGTTTATTATCGGCTTGACTCAGCATGTGCAGAGCTATGGCTATAAGGTAAATGCTGACAGAGAATACCTCGGCTTATCACCTCGCGATGTGAATGTGTTAGTATCAGCAGTGCAAGCAGAGCTCACAAAGAAGATTAAGAAGCGAGGTGCGAGATGAGCCAAGGCATAAGCGCAGCACTCGCCTACATCGAAAGCCAGCTTGAAGCGACATTGCCTAAGACTGATCTGCATCATGGCTTTGTGTGTATTAATAGCTCGGGCAGAGTCGGGCCTCTCGATGCACATCAAAACACCTTGCGCTTTTTCGAGCTCAGGCTTGACGCTTTTGCGATCGATGATGGCGAGGCTGGCTTGTCGGGTAGAAGGCGCGCGCGTGTTACTCTGAGAGTGCGCTATGATATAGGCGAGCTTCACTATCTCGAGCGGCTTATTGCTGAAGATGCTGCGCTGTTGTTGCTGACTTTAAAAGGCCCTCAATATGATCTAGCATCAACCGGCATCGTCAGCTTGATAACTGGCGATCCAACTTACGAGCCAATCTTAGACCCTAAAACCGAGATCACGTCTCTTGTGCTCTCTCTTCCCTTTGATCTGCTTTATTTGGAGGCATCGACATGAGCGTTACTCATAGATCTCTGAGCGTAGCACCAGAGAGCACCTTCGGCTCTTTGAGCTCTTCTACCGGTTTACCTGATAACTCAGGCTTAACATACACCTCTATACCTTGCGAGCGTGACCCGATTATCATTTATGGCGACCCTGTTGTAAGTGAGCGCAACGACGCGCGTGATGGCACTTACGGACTGCCACCAGAGCCCGATACCGTGTGGTCAGGTGGTAATCGAGTGAGGAGGCGCACCGGTCAAGTTGTGCTCAGGGTAGACCTCACAACCATCGGCACAGGCTCGACAAGCTACGTTAATAATTATTTAGGGTACTTGCTCGGCGCAGGCTTTCGCACAACGCTCGGCTCTTTTGAAAGCGACACAGTTGCAGCTTATGTGAGCGATAATCAATACACACCAACAGAGACCAGCACTAATTATGTGGTCGGTGGCTTGATCGGCATAAATCGAAACGGTCGCGCAGAATATAGCGCGATCACAGACAATGATGTAAGCGGAGATGTGACCTTATCTCCTGCGTTTTCAGGAAACTATGACGGTCAAACGGCATACGCTTTGCAGACTTTTTACCCCGGCCAGCGATCTGCACAGCTCGGCACGACTTTTCAGAGCGTAAGCTTTCGCGTCGATGGCGTAGGCTTTCGCTCTTACGCTTACGGTTGCAGATTAGAGAGTATGCAGCTCTCGCTCGATAATGGCAGGGTCATGGCTGATCTGACTTATCAAGCGGCTTTGATTCAAGACGATCATGGTGCAGCTGTCGGGCCTGTTGAGCCTGTCTATAATTCAGGCGCGCCTTGTTTCTTTAGAGGTTCATATGTAGTCATCAGCGACGCATCGCCAACGAGCTTAACAGACGCGACAACAGGCGACACACTGGGGCGCATTGAGCTCGACGTTGAGGACTTTACTTTAAGTGTAACTAACACTTTGACACCAGTAGGACACTCTAACAGCATTCTCGCAATGCGTGACATGGAGGTGTCAGACGTAGATGTAGAGCTGTCTTTAAGTGTTAGCACAATAAATACAGCTATAAATAATGACTTTTTCAACCGTACATTGCGGCAGGTGGTTGTAGGCTTTGGGCCTCTCACATATGGGCAAGGTGGCGCTGTTATGATTCCAGCTGCATACCTAACCGTCGATCCTTCTAAGTACGACCCAAGCGGCAACGATATTACGCGCCAACAGCTGACTTATAAAGCTTCAAGGTTTGGCGGCGATGTCGCAGACGGTCAAGCCTATAACACGCCGTTTAGAATCGGATTCGGTCGAGGTCTTTAATATGGCTCTTTCATTTTTGCCCGACTCTGAGCTATCGCTTGATGTCGTTGTTAGTTGCGATCCTGCTGTGAAAGCTACGCCTGAGCAAGTGCGAGAGTATTTGTCATCGGGCGATGTGAACGCGCTAGAATCACATGAGGGCGCGACAGTCTTTACTCTAAAAGCACTCTCACCAAGCGATCGAGAGGCGGCAGAGGTGAAAGCAGGCGCATACACTCGCAGCGAGCTCGGGCGCATTTTGTGGCTTGATTCTCCTGAAAATGAGCGAGAAAAAGCGCAGTGGCATCATGAGCTCGCAGAAGATGAGCGCGCGGCGCTGGCAGGTTATCAAGCATACCTTAATAGGGTGTTTGTCGAAATGGTACGAGCTGCGCTGATTAAAATCGATGGCGAGCCTGCAAAAGATCGACTCGATCTGATCAAGCCAGAAAGCCATCGGCTGCAGGTGATCGGCGAGTTAGTGCAGCACATACAGCGCATGAGCTTGCTAGGCACATCGGGAAAATAGCGCTCGCCTCTTCTGTTTGGATCGCAAACAGTAGAGGCAGGGGTTGGAGCTGTGACCAGTGCAGGGCAAAGCCTGAGCTCAGGCGCTTGCGCGGCAACTGTGGCGGCGCATTTAAACAAGGTCTGCCTCAGAGTCAAAGAGACGAGCAGGGCATATTTATAGCAGGCTATAGAGTCGC